TTATTTTTGAAAATGATTTATCTAATCCACTTTCAGTATATTGTATAGTATTTTCTACTTCAATAATATAATCATACAATCCAAAAATTTTAAGATCATTATCTAATTCATCTATAAATATATTTTTATACTGTTGTGGTGCTTGATATGTTGAAATTAAATTATCTACTGATTTACCCCTATTATTAGTAACATGTTCTTTAAAACTTTCTATAAAATTTTTATTAAGATTTTTATAAGGATTATAATTTTCGTCTAGATTATTATCTAGATAATAAGATACTTTAAAATTAGAATCATTTCTATTTGATCTAGAAGCAAAATTAATCTCAATAGCATCTACTATTAAATCCATTATAAAATCAGATAAAATATTTTGATGTATATTTTTTTTAGAATTATTACTAAATCTAACTTCTTTTTGTTTCCAAAAGTTTGCTAAATAAACTCCATTATTATCGGTTTGAGTTCCATTTCCACTACTTCCTTTATAATAAAATTTTAACATGTCATATACATTATATTCAAAAAATCCTAATCCTAATATCATATTATTAAAATGAAGTTTAAATCTATCTATATCTAATTTATTATTAAGTTCTGTGATTTTTGTAGTAACATCATTCTCAATATTATATTCATTTATAATTGAAGTTTTTATTGTATCATCTATTAAAATATTATTTATAAATTTTTTTCTAAAATCTTTATTTTGATTCATATTTATTTATAATAACATAATTTAAAAAAACTTTTTATATACAATATCTATATGAAATATATTCACCAGATGTTTTACTTGGTCTAATTATTTTTACAATAGTATCACTTTTAATATCTAAATATTTACATATTGGATCAGTATTTAGAATTATAGGAAATTGAAATTTTGATCTAATTGAATAATCTTTCATTATTTTTTCTATATCTTTCTTATCAGTAATTGGAATATGTTGTGGTACTAATTCATGACGATATATATTAATTAGTAATTGTTTTAGATGAAAAAATGAAATTTTTATATTAAATTCTTTAAATTCACTAAATGATTTATAATTATTTGTAGTTAAATTTTCTTTACTAATGAAAATTATTTTACTATCTTTATCTTTTTCAGAATCTATATTTTTTCTAATATCTTGAATCTTAATTTTATTATTCATGTAATATATCACTTTTAAATTATCATTCACTTTAAAATCAAATATTTGATTCTCTTCAAATAACTTAATAATCTCTTCTTCTGTTATTTTATTTAAGTATCTAGTATCTATTTTTCTATCACTTAGCATTTCTTTTAAAATTTTTAGTGAAGTTTTTAGCATATCATTAATGTTTAAGTCATTGATATCCATTTTAATTATAAGGTATTATAATTTATAAATAAAATTAATATTATTAATTTTAATAAAAAATTATTATATTCACATTTTAAGATAATTTTATTTTAAATTATTTAATTTAGATTTAATAATTTTTATAACAAATTTAATTTATAAAGTATAATTATTAATATTAAGCTTCATCTACATCATCTATCATAGAATAACTAATTAAAGAGAAATTAGGGAATCCAGATTTATTTTTATTATTCTTAATAAGTGTTTTATTCATATATTTAAGAACTTGCTGTTTTGTTGGTGCTTTCTTAACTTCTCCACTTTCCTTATACCAATATTTAAAGTCATTATATATTTCACTAAATGTAATAAATCCACCTTCTTTTGGTTCAACACGTTCTTCAATATATAGTTTGAGAGTATCATTATCTTTTTGATATTCTTTAGTACATTTTAATACTTCATTTGGTTCATATATTCCATCTTCAATATATTTTTTATAGTAGAAAATTAATATTGACATAAAATGTTCTTTCCAATCATCAAATTTAAGAGATAATTCTGTATCAATTTTGAATTCATTTTTATTCTCTGGATTTGGAGTATCTGTGAAAGTTGATAAGAATTCTATAACTCTAATTCTTCTCCAAGTACCCCCATCATCACTTGGAATTGAAGGTAAATGATTACAAGTTAAAACCAAATGTGCTTGTGGTTTGAATTCAATAGGATCTTGGAATAGACCTCTAGCAATAATTCTATCACCACCAGTTAATTCTTTCATAAAACCAATATTCATTTTTTCATCTTCACTTGGTTCTTGTAAAACCATAAAGCGTTTTCCTTTAGATTTTGCCAATTCACTATTAGTATCATTACTTTTAACACGTTTTTGTGTAAGTAATGAAACATTAAATTGACCACAATAATCTCCAAAGGCACTCTGATATAACTCTATTATTTTAGATTTACCATTTGCACCAGTACCAGTAAATATATGAAACTTTTCACTTGTAATTTTACCACTTAAGAAACTAGAGAATAATTTTAAGAAATATTCTTGCATTTCTTCTTTTGGTAGAATCTGACTTAAGAATGTCATTATTTCTTGATTTACTGGATTAGTATCACTATATGGAATATAATCAATATTTGTTGAGAATGAAATATAATCATCTGGATGTCCATCTCTAAATTCATAAGTTTCTAAATCAAATACACCATTATCAAATCCTACTAATGTACAATTTGAATCTAATTTGTCTTCAAATTTCTCTTGATAAAATAATTCTGAACATTCTTTAAGATAATTACTTTTCTGAGTAGTATTTTTAAGACTAGATGCGATTTTACTATATTTCTCTGCTTTTTTTTGTAATCTTTCTTGGTCATCATTATCTTCTTCTTGTGATGCTTTTTGAGCATATTCACCAGACACTCTCATAAATTGTTTCCATACTTCATTAGACATTTTCATCTTAAGAACATATCCACTATCACTAGCAACCCATCTGTGTTTTTTGAATTCATACCATGTATTCTTTTTAATACTAGTACATACAAAATCGTGCTTAAACATTTGATATATGACGTGTGCTACATCTGTATGAGTTCCAGATGATGCTTTTTGTAGTAAATTATATAAATCATCTTCTAATATTTTTTCATACGCCTTTATATTATCTGTTTTTGCCCAATATCTTAAAGTTCCTATTCCTAAATTACCATCTTTCATATGATTCCATTTCTTTTCACATTCTCCTTCTTCATATTTATCTGAATTTTTACTAAATTCTATCCAATCATCTAATAATCTGTAATCAATATTTCTCAAACACCAACCCAGTTTTATCCAACTATCAAAAAATTGACTTCTTTCTGGTTTTAGAATTTTAACAAGTTTTTTTATAATTTCAATATCAACACTTTCATTTTTTTTATGATTTATTGAATTTTTGAGAATTTGCTTATTAGTAAGTTTTTCTCTTTCTTTATCCATAATACTCTCATTAAATTCTAAATATTCAGAATTATTTTCAAATTTTAATTTAGTTTCTTTAAATTTATTTCTTATAGAAAATAATTTAACATAATCTGAAAATGAAAGTTGTTCTTCTATCTTTTCTAAACCATCTGTTTCTGAATCTTTATTATACTCATATACTGAAGTTACCTTATAACCTTCTTTTTCTGGTTTTGTAGAACCATACATCATCCAATTGTTTGTACTAATAACTGCTTCATCAAATATATCATCTGCTTCATTTTCTGATTGTATATCATTCTTAAAAATTTCCCCCATTTTTTCTAAACATTTTTCTCTAATAAATAATTGAAAATTTTTCTTAGTAACTACATTTGGAATCATTATATGTATCCCATCTTTAGTAATATTCTTATTACTATCAAATAAAGGATTTTGTTTCTCTAGTATATATATTTTATATTGAGTTGTATTAATATACTGATTTAGAATATCTGTATAGATTTTAATTAAATTATATAGGTCTTTTTCTGTATATTTTCTTGTTTGTTTATTTTTGTATCTAAAATCAAAATCAATTAAAATTGGAAAAATCATCTTATGTTTCTCTGTTAAATGTAAATTTTCACCATTCTCTATAGATTTAATATAATTCTCCAGAAACTCTTCATAGTCATCTGCTTGAATATAATATGAACCAGCTGGATTTCCTAATGATGTATGTGTAAAATCTGATGATTTCGCAGTTTTAAAAGTTTTAATATAATTATTAAAATTATTTTGATTCTTTTTTTGACCCATAATAAAATAATTAATATTTAGAAATATTATAATATAATCTAAAATTATTTTTAAATTTAATTTTAAAATTTTATTTCTACTAATTATCAATTAAATTAATAGTTAATTGAGATTAATTGATAATCTAGTAAATATAAATAATTTATTGAATAAATAATTAAATTGAATAATATATTTATTCAATTTTTAAAATAAATTAGTTTAAAATAAATCTATTAAAAAATAAATGAGTTGTTCTCCTAAATTTAGTGATAATAAAGGAAGTTGCTATAGTTTAAAAGATTTACAAGAAATAGCAAAGAATTATAATAGAGAAAATAGTTCTAATAAAATTAAACTAAATCAAAGTAAAGAAAAACTATATAATGCTATTTTAAAAGCAAATTATGATAAATGTGGAGATAATGAATTTTGTTGGTTAAAACAGAATTATATGGAAATAAATAAAGATATTAATAAATTTTTAGTTAAATTTCGTCCAGCACAACCAAATACTTGGGAAAATGAACCTAAAAAATGGTTAAATACATATAATCTATTAGATGTTATGAGTCAATATGAAGAAAAACATAAAAACTTCAAGTTTTTAGGAGTATTACCAATTGATTTTGCTTATAAAACTGGTTTTGGAACTTGTGTATCTCAAAATATGTGTGATTTAGATATAAAAGAATTAGTCAGTAATAAAATATATAAATTAGGAAATATATTTAATTTGGATAAACATTATCAAAGTGGTAGTCATTGGGTTTCTCTTTTTATAAATTTAAATCCTAAAAGTAAAAACTATGGATGCTATTATTATGATTCTAATGGTAGAGGTGCTCCATTAGAAGTTAAAAATTTTGTATCAAAAGTAATTAGTCAAAATTCTAAGCTAACTAATAAAGAATTAAAGTTTTATCAAAATACTATTAAACATCAATTTAAAAATAGTGAATGTGGAATATTTAGCTTACATTTTATGGATCAATGTTTGAAAAATGTAAGTTTTAATAGTTTTATTAATAAAAAGAATCTTAATGATGATAATATGTTCAAATTAAGAAAAAAATTCTTTAATAAAAAAACTAAATATTAATAAAAAATTAAAAAAACTAAATGATAAAACTAAATAACATAATAATTTAATAATATAAAATTTTAAATAGAATCATTTATACAAAATAATGTACAACAATTTTCATAGATAATTGTTTTATTATAATTTTTTTCTTTTATAAATTCTAT